GCACTCGACCTTCGCCGACCGCGCCATCCGCAAAGCTCTCCAGTACACCATGGTCATGGGCGCGGGCTATATCTCCCCCGTCTGGCGGCGCGACTACTGATCTACAGGCCGCGGCGACATTCACTTGAACGTCTACAGTCCGCGGGACGTGCTCTTTGTCCAATTACCCAGTGATCACAACACCCAAGGTGCCTACGCCGTGATCCTGCGCATCCGTACCCCCATCCACATTGCGCATATGATGTGGCCAGACCATGCTGACCAGCTAACTCCGACGTATATGTCCGCCGGCCCAGTCAAGCGCGGCATGGGCCGGGTCAGCGGCTTCGTCTCCCCTTTACTCCGCCGCTTTGGTGTAGGAATGGCGCGCCGGGAAGAAGACGACACACCGTTCCCCATGATCGACATCTACCACTGCTACGTCATGGACTCCAGCATTAACCTCGGTCCAAACAAGCTGGTAATGGGCGACCCGGACACGAACTGGTCGTACGAGGTTCCAGTCTTCAACTCCGACATTCCCTCCGGCATGCGCGACTCTCAGGGCAACATGTTGAGTCGCAAGGCGACCCGCGAAGACGCCATGATCTACCCGAACCGTCGCCATTTCGTCGCTGCTCTGGACAACAACGTCGAGCTATCCGATGGCCCCAGCCCATGGTGGGTCAAGGGCGTTCCCTTAGTCCAGTTCAACATCGACGACTGGCCTTGGGAAGTCAACGGCTACTCTGCAATGCGCGACATGGCTCCGATCCAGGCCTCGAACAACGGCCTGATGCGCGCGTTCGAAGACGCGGCCAACGTCCGCTTGCGCCCAAACGTGTTCTACGACATGGACGTGCTCGCCAAGACTTTGATGGACGACTTCGACTTCCGTATGGGTGGCCAGGCCATACCCGTGAAGATGCAGATGGTCGAAATACCCATCAAGACGGTCCTTGATCCGCGCCACTATGATATTTCAACCGCCACTCCAGATTGGATCAAGGCGCAGGAAGAACGAATGGATTACGTGGTCGGTGTGCCAGACCTCAAAGCCCTGTCTCGCGCGCGCCAGATCCCTGCGACGGAAAGTCTGGACAAGATTGCCGAAATGGCTGGCCCTCTAGTCACCGACATGGGCCGCAACATGGAATCCTCGCTCAGCCAGCTTGGCCAGATGTGGGAGGCGCTGTTTTTCCAGTTCATGTCCACTACTCCTCGCAAGGTCCAGGTTCTCGGCGACGACGGCTTCTCAGAGGAAGACTTCGACTACGAGCCTGGTCAGATGGTTCCTTCACATTTACCTGGGGAGAACCGCGACATGCCCTCGCCCACGTCGCTATTGCAGCGCGCCCGTTGGCACATGTCCAATTTCATCTTCCACGTGACCCCTAACTCCAGTCATCAAATCACACAGATGGCTAAGAAAATGTTGGACTTCCAACTATTTCGCTCTGCTGGACTTCCGTTCCCCATGGACCCTTGGACCTTGGCAAAGAGCATGGACATGAACATCGGTCCTGAGCCTCCTGGCACAAAAAACCAGTTGGAGCGCTGGGTCGCGTGGATGAAAATGGTCAAGGAACTGATGCCACAACCGCAGGGCAAAGGCGGTGGTCGGCCTCCGTCCGGTGGTGCACCACCGCACATGCAACAGAAAGCAAATGGCCGCCAAACCGTGTCGGAATCGCGGTAGTGTGGGCGATCTGTGGTGCATCCGCTGCCGCTTCCCCATGTACGTAATCGCATACTTGGCTGGCATGCCGGAAGCATGGATCTGTATCTGCGTGAACGTGATCCAGCCCAGCCAGAAAAAATCATTTATTGACAGCGCGCCATTTATGGGCGTACCATTGTCCCGATTGGTGAAGGACCAGTCCACCTCGGCTGGGTAGCCGATTTGAAAGTTTGCGGAACGACTTGTTGAGTACCGATGACGCTCACCATAGCGCGTCGGGGAAAGGAGTCAGACATGTTCAACCTGAACGCTCGTGACATGAAGGACCGTAAGCGCGGTCGTCACAAGAAACGGTAACGGAGTCGCAGCAGTGGCGCGTCGAGGAAAAAAGCGGCCCCACTCCCGCAAACGGGGCCGAAACTGACGCTGCTTAGCTAACTTGGACTGGTCCTTCTCGGGTTCTAACTATGGCGAAAAAAGGCGGCAGCAAAGTCAAAGGCGGCAAGGTCCGTACACCTTTCACCCGCACCATCGGAAAGTACCGCTAGCCCATGGTGCGCGCTAAGTTCGTCTGTTCTTACAAAGACGGCAACAATGTCCATTTCTCGCCTGTGTACACCGGCAGTGAGGAGAACAAGAAGTTCTTTGCAGCTACGCCTGGTGGAAATATTGGCCTGTATACTGTTAATCAGGCTGCATTGGATGCCTTCGTTGTAGGTAAGGAGTATTACGTGGACTTTACGTCTGCTGGCTGAATATGGGATCGATTGCCAGTCCATTTAGCGGCGGCTTCGTTCCGCCTGGCGCACCCGGCTCACCTGAATCCGGCGGCGCGCCACAACCTGAGCAAGGCCAACAGCCGCCGCAGCAGCCCGACATGGAAGCCCTCATGGGCGGCCAGCAGCAGCTTCCTGCGCCAGATCCCCAGGAACACTTGCGTGCCATCATGCGCCAGTACCGGCAAGCTGAACAAATGATCGAAGCCCTGGCCGCTGCCTCCGGCCCCGAAACCGCGCCGATGGCCCGCGTGATCAAGGATGCGCTCCGCAAAATGATGAGCGCCGCGGTTAGCCGGCCTGGTGCGATGCCGGAGCCTGCTGCGCCGAGGACTCTCGGATGATGACGCGACGAGGCTGGTTTTCTACACTGCTCGCGCCCTTCGTAGCACCTATCATTGCGCGGTTCGCACCTAAGCCTATTCCTTCCATTTGCGACATCGTTGAGGCGCGAATTTTAGATGCGCAGCGGTTGATGGCGATGAAGCTAGACAGAATTATTTTTGCTGAAGACCCGCTGCTCGCGCGCGTTCGCAACATGAACGATTACGCGATCGACGTAGGCACCATGATCTTTCATCCGCTCACGTACGCTCCGACTATGGAGTTGACAAAGCGAGTGAGCTTGACCATCCACAATCCGCATTTAGCCGCGGACGGAGCCAACTAACATGCCCCAACCCAACACCCAGTTGACCCAGACCGATGATTTCGACCTGCAAGCCTATCTCGCAGACATTTCCGCAGATGGCTCGCTCTCAGCCGAAGACGTTTCATCCCTTGGTAAAATCCTGGGGAACGACAAGGTAAAGTCAAAACTTCGCGACCAGTTCCTGATGCGCAAAGACTACACGCGCAAGACGCAAGAACTGGCCGACTCGCGCCGCCAACTCGACGAGGACATCAACAACGTGCTCAACGAGCGGGCGGAGCTTGCGACTTGGAAAAACGATGTGGACACCAAGCTGAAAAAGGCGTACACCGACTTGAACTCCGAGCGCTCTTCCTCTGCGCAATTTCGCGCACGAATCCAGACGATTGCAGACCAAACTGGCCTGGACGTGAACGATTTGCTACAGGGGCTTCCCGCCGCTGCCGCAGCAACTGCCGCAGCCGCCGCCGCAACAAACGGTGGTGGCACAGGCGCTGCCGCTAACGGTAGCGACGGTTCGACCTTTGACTCTTCCAAATTCGTTCCCGTAGACGACTTCAACCGTTTCGCGCGCCAGTCTCCACTCCTGTACGCAGAAGTGGAGGACATCTTCGCCGAGCACCAGGAACTCACTGGCAAACCTCTGAAGATGGAATACACCGACACCAGCGGCAAACGCCACACGGGCCGGAAGGCGCTCTTGATCAAAGCATCCGAACACAACTCCCGCGCTGGCAACCGGCCCATGTCCATACGCGACCTCTGGGAGACGGACTTCAATATCCCCGCCGTGCGTCAGCAGCAGCTCGAATCCTCTATCGAGGCCCGAGTGACGGAGAAGTTGGATGCGCAGTACAAGACCAAGCTCAGCGAGGCTGCGTTGAATGGAGGGACACCAGGGCGCACGACGCCTTTAGCCGACAGACCGAAATCCGTCCTGTTCGACGACAAACGCGATCAACGCACGCCTGCCGAACGGGAAGCCGCGCCTGCAACGAATGGAGACAACGGAGCGCATTCTACTCCGCCTTCAAATAGTGCGGCGCGCGAACAGTCACGCTGGCAGAAGGCCGCTCAGCATTACGTGGAGCGCCGTTCTCAAGGCATTGAGCTGGGTAAGGAAGCGCCTGCGAAGGCGCAGGGGCTATAGACCGCAGTTGCAGAAGTCGCACGACTAACCTGCGCCCACAGGACTCGCGTCGGATTGCTGCCACGAGCAAAAGGTGGCTAAGTGGCTGACCCGATTTTAGACGAGATTGAGTAAACAGTCCCGCACGCGAGTAATCGTGTGTGTGTAACCCCGTGAACTGCTGGAA